GAACTAATAATATTTATAGGTAATTCTTTCGTGCGTGATGTTTTGGTATCACTTTGCCCAGTTTAATTGTGAGAAGTCCATCTGCAAATTTTACATCCTTAACTGTAATGTCTTCTGACAATGCCCAGGCTCTCTGGAAAGATCTCTGAGCCAAACCTCTGTGCAGATACTCAGGATCTTCTTCTTTTTTCTCTTTCTTACCCTCTACGATAATCTTACCATATTCTGTGTAGACTTTAACTTCATCTTTACTGAAACCAGCGAGTGCGATTTCTAGTCTAGAATCTACATTGTTTAATTGGATAAGATTGTATGGTGGATAATTTGTTGTAGCATCAAAATCGAAGAACTGGTTGAAGTAATCGTCCATACCTACACTGTTCTTCATGATCTTGTCAACTAATGTGCCCAGATCTTGAGTATGATATCTTTGAATGTTAGTCATGTTGTCTCCTTAATAAGCGAGTTTGAGTTTGTACCCTATTGGCGTACACTACTAATTATACAAGAAGCATAAAAAAAGAGGGTCGTATAAACCCTCAGAGATCATAGTGATAACCGTCAGTCTGCTTTTACAAACGTGCTTTGTGATGATTGTACTACCTTTTTCTTCTTTCCTATGTTGTACTTTGTCTCTAAAGTCCAGTCTCCTTTATCCTTGTAAGAGAGAACTTTGATCTGATTCAAAGGAGCAACATCCACAATTTGTTCTGGTTTGAGAATAGTAATCAATCCCCAATCTGATAACAGAGTGATGATTCTATTCCTACGTTGCACATCATTGATAGAAAGATTAGCAGACTTCCCATCCAGTGCAAACAGTTCTTTAAAGTGAACAATATAATATCTACCTTGTTTGTGCAGAATATGACACGATTGATAAATCTTTTTTTCTTTGCGTGAAGCGACACCGATTCTCGTCAGAGTTTCTCTAACCTTCAAGAAATCATCTGGTTCGTTAAGTGTGACTTCGATCATCTGATCTTGTGACCAAGCAATCTCAGGTTCTGTAAACCCACTCATCCTGTACCTCCAACGTCAATGCGTTTTTTAATAAAATTCAACTGCTCTTTGGTTAAGACTTTCAATGCTTGGATTGCTTTATCATTACTATAACCATAGTATTGTTTCACAACGTCAAGATCTTTGATCTTATCTTTGCGGAGCCAAGGAGAGAATCTCTTCTTCTTCCTGAGACTATTTAGATAAAAGTGATATTGAAGATCCTTTGATATGTGGTGATTCATGTTCATTTCATTAGCAAACATGACACATTCAATGTGTGCGGACATACATTTGTTCACAATAAACGGTGGATACTTCTTGATCGCTTCGGGATCATCCTCCGTAAGATCCTCTTTAGTGAGGTTTATGGAGTTCAACCAGTCTTTGAGTTCTTTCATCGTATAATATCAATATCGTCAGGGTTTTTGTTCCAAGTTTCCAACTTGGTTCTTAGTCTTCCGTCTTCTCTGAGCGCTTCGTAGCGACGAGAAGCTTTCTTTCTCCACCAAGAAACAATCTGATCAACAGAGAACCTATCATAGTTTTCAGCTTTAACCAAAGTATCTTGCTCTCCCAAGATAACTTCTCTAGCATTCTTGAAACCATAGGTGGACATATAGAAACGTTTCTGTTCAGTCAGATCCTTGGCAGATTTGATCGCATTGTTGAATGATTCTAGTTTATCTCTATCCTGTAAGGATTTTTTGATAACAGAAATCATCTTTGTCTGGATCTTTAGTTTTCTACTAGAGGCATCTTCCTTTACTAAACATTTATTATTATTCCTTGCTGTAAACCATTTGTTTAACTCTTGGAAGATAGAGTCATGTAGTAGTGGAGTAAAGTCACTAACAGTTAGACCCTTGTATCTCATGTATGGTTTGAGTCCATCATACTGTGATGAAGATTTAGTAGATCCATACAATGATGTAGTTTCAAACAAACAAATATCTGTATTATATTTTGCATTAAGTTCTTCTCTTGCTTGATGTGAACAACACAACATCGCTAAGAGTTTACCACCGAGGTAATTAAAACCGAAAGGTTGAGTGGGTACAATGATGAAACCCATGATTGCATGGCGATTAAACCGACCCAAATCTGGTACATCACCCAACCAATCATTCCTTGGTTTGGAATTGATGGTGGGAGAACCGAACCTTATGAATCCAATAACTTTTCCTGTGTTCTCTTCTTTAACAATCCACTTGAGTGATTTGCCTGGGATAGAACTCTCAAAAGCATGAGACATTGTAATTTGCAATCTCTCATTGAAGAACTCATTGGTCAATCCACCATACTCTCCAGCACTGTAGATCTTAATCTTCATATCAGAAGGGTGCATATCAAACTTACTGAAGAGATCATCCTCAGTCGCACCACCACCTCCATCAAAGAAAGCTGATAGATCAGAGGGTTGTTCCGATATCCTATCTAATTTTACATTACGAAGATATTCATCGATCCTTCCTGTATTAGAAAAGTAATCAATGAATTTATCTGCTGCATATACAGCTTCACTCTCAGTTAACATCATTGTATAACCATTTCATCCTGATAGAATCGTGGACCTGGGCCTGTATTTGGCATTGGGATTAGAAGTTCTGGAGGTATGAGATCTGGTATCTCTATCATAAGAGGGGCATCAAGAACTGTTTGAATAGCTTCTGCCATTCTTCTAAATCCTGTTCCCACATAGATTTGTCCTGCTACAACTGCTACAGTTGCAGTTCCCCAGAATAGATAATAGAATCTAGACTTTACTTGTGCTCTAATTTTAGTTGTTTTGGTCATTTGAATTCACACTCCACCATAATTTCTGTTAGACATGCTAACAGGTTGATTTCTTGATCTGCTACGAAGGCAATCTGATACTGATACTTAGCAATAATAAGGACAGCAGCAGCAATACTAGGACCTTCAAGGGACTCAAAAAGAGCATCGTAGATACGACGCAAAAGTACAGAAGGATCATTATCCAAGTTATTGACAGCCCACTTACGAACCTCTTTAAAGTTCTTACCCTTAAGATTTTTGATAAGGTCATTTATGTTTACCTCAGAAAAATTAGCAAGAATAGATGAATCAATCTTACCACTTACAGAATGTCGTTGACACTCATTAAGAACTCTCCTCCAATCAGGAAAGTGTTTATTGATTAATTCAGCGACTACTTTCTTGTCTGCTTCAATACGTTCTTTATCAAGGATCTCAACCAATCTTTTGAAGAACTGTGCTGCGATTGTTGCTTTATGTTTTCCTGAGATTCCAAACTCGATGACTGAACATCTTGAATGGAGGGGTTCGATAATTCTGTTCTTGAAGTTACAGGTAAAGATAAATCGACAGTTCTTATAAAATGCCTCAATATTCGCCCGTAAGAGGAGTTGTACATCATGGGTTGTGTTGTCAGCTTCGTCAATAATGATAACTTTGTGTTGTGCATCCATCCCTTGAAGTGATACGGTCGAAGCAAAGTTCTTTGCTTGATTCCGTACCGTGTCAAGAAATCGTCCTTCATCGGATCCATTGATGACATAATAATCAACTCCTAGTTCTGCACATAATGCTTTTGCAACTGTAGTCTTACCAATGCCAGGAGGTCCTGCCAACAAAAGATTAGGGATCTCTCCCTTCTTTAGGAACTCTTTGAATGTTTTCTTTGTGCCCTCTGGAAGGATACATTCATCAATGGTTTTTGGTCGATACTTCTCTACCCAGATGAATTCATCCTTCATTAGTTCCCCTCAAAAGCATTGCTGGTTTAATCAATTCAAGACATTTTTCGGCCGTTTTTAGACCGTTCATTTGTGCTACATAATCTTGCCAAGTTTCTAGATCTGTTTCTCCATTAAGGTTAGCAAGTAAATTAATCTCAGCAATCTTCCGAAGAGATTCCTCGTCCATCAAACTGACGGTATATTTTACGAACTCAAGAGCGAGTTCCTCTTTTCTTTTTGTCATAATTAAATAAATCCTTTGGACTTTTTCTTAGTCTTTGGTTTGTCAATAACTTCAATCACAGGCATAGGGTCTAAGTTATGAGATAGTTCAGTAGACCATAACTTCTGAACCTCATCATATGTTTCTAAAATAACTGTCCAATCCTTATACACCATTTTATAACAATGTCTGTCATATGGCAAGTTACTTGTTTGAGTAAAGGGTTCTACCACTTATCCTCATGCGTATGAACCTTACCTTCAACGTGATTGTGTTCAATCTCTTCGATGTGAAGATGCTCTAAAGCGTTTGCGATTCTTTCAAGTGAATCTGCAATTCTTTTAATGTCAATAGAATTCATAATTTAATCAAATCCAATGCGGTTTTCTGGATGGGTCACGAAGATAATTAGATGCAGCCCAAGGCTTGGATGCGATATAACGTTTGTAAGCAGTGAGAGTGTCAATGCTTGTGTCATATTTAAACTCATCTGGTCCTGCAAATGCGTAATCTTGAACATAGTTGTAACATGTGATTGATTCTTTTGAGAAACGATGAAAGATTTTCTTCGCTTCAAACAAAGTCTTGCTACATCCATGTTCTTTACCGTAACGATGAGTGTACTCTGTTGACAATGCACACCCATGTTGAATCAACCATGCTGTGTTGAACAGACTTCTGCCTGCCCATTGTGTACATGGATGATTACGGAAAGCACCTTTACTTGTTTTGTATGGAGTGCCATCCTTTTTGTGTAGGAGATCATCACCCCAATCAAAATACCAATGTGAGAAAACAATGGAAAGCATTTGGCATGTTTCCAATGGCATCTTGACCACATGTTTGTCAGGTAATACCTGAGCAGATTTTTTTGGACAGTGATCTGTGACAAAAATATTCATTCTTCTAACCTCCAGCTCTTTCTCATTGTAACATAAGTTTCGCTTTTGGCAACAATATCTCTTACCTTCTTGAATATTCTCGCTGACTCTGCATATTTACTTGTCATATGATCTTCTTCTTGTGGTAATATTTCTTTCGTTCCTTTCTTATACTTTCTACCTGAGTTATGATTTGCATAACGTCTTGCTCTAGTAAATCCCATCTCTAGAAATTTACGACACATATCCATGCCAATAAAATCCTTACCATCCCTGTAATCTAGGTACATGGCAAAGATTTTATTAGATGATTTTACTGCTTCGTCAGGAGTTTTGAATCTCCAATGAGCACATATATCGTTAGTATAAGGGCGTACCAGTAGTACTCCTTGTTCTCCCCTTCCAATGCGATATAGCTTCCGAGTCTCTGCATTTGAAAAATCAAGACTCTTGTAATCGAGGTCATAATCAAATTCTTTCATAATAAAAATAGTAAGTTAACTAAGCTCTTTTTCTTTTTTGCTTAATTGAAATTACGGATATAATTGCTGCAGTTGCAAAAACAAATGCTGCTGACGCAAGAAGATATGTGGGATCAAATACTACGTCGGGTTGTGGTTCCCATGTGCCTGGCAATGTGTAGACACTAGGATGAGATGCAAATAACATTAATCCTCCCAAGTTAGATCAGGTTCTAAAGCTATATAGTAAGTCAGGTCATATTCAGATGAGGTAAA